TGAGCGGGGGGATCAGGTGCAAGTGATCGGGAGGGATATCACCGGCAGGATCGAAAAGATTGATGCGGATAAACGCCTGGCGTGGTTGATCACGGCGAATAAGGATGGGTGGTGGTATTTGAAGGATCTGGAAAAGATCAGTTTTTTCTCACGCAGAGTTGCTGAGAACGCGGAGAAAACCTTATTCTCTCGCAAAGGCGCAGAGGACGCTATGAAGTTCTTGGATGATGGAAATTGGATCATTATTGATGATCCTTTGTTCAGTGAGAGGGCGCGTAGCAACGCGCCCCTACAAGTGCCATGTTAAATAGCGACGAGAAGCTGGTGAGCGAGGTGGTGTCGAGCCGGGGATTGCACACGGCGAAGATCATCCGATTCGCGCGGCCGGTGGATGAGGAAGCCTGGATCGAGCGGTTGATCCCGGATTATGCCAGGTCAACTTATACGTTTTGGGATGATGTTGAGGACCCGGGCGGATTGAATTGCCACCTTCTTTTTCTGCACTGGAAGGAGCGGGGGGCGGTGGATTTTCGAGAGATCAAGGAAGTCCAGGAAGGGGCAGGGGCAAGCCCTGCCCGTACACCGTCCGTCGGGGTGTTGTGGTGGATCGCACCAGGTGAGAGTTTGTCTTTTTCAGCGGATGTGGCAGCGACGGTGCATAAGCGGAGTTTTGGGTGTATGCCATCCGTGGCGTGGGTGAGGAAGCTGCCAGCTAAGGCTCAAAAAGCGATCGAGGTGGGGGAGGGGGATGATCATGTGATGCTGGAGTTGAAGACCGGCGATTGGGTGCCGGAGAGGTTTGTGGTGGTTGGAGTTCCAGGGTAGAGCTTTTCTCACGCAGAGACGCGAAGAGCGCAGAGAAAACCTGTAGTAAACAAGAAGATCAAGAGCTTTTTAACCACGAAAGACACGAAAAACACGAAAGGAAGTGCAACATGAGCGAAAAGACGATTAAGGCAATTACGTTGTTTCAACCGTGGGCGAGTTTGGTGGCGATGGGGGAGAAGAGGATCGAGACAAGGTCGTGGTCGACCAGGTATCGAGGTCCACTGGCGATTCATGCGGGGATGAATTCCATGCATATGAATGTAATTATGGAGCATCCTTTTTCGGATGTGTTTGGAGATAACCGTATGTTTCCGTTTGGCGCTGTTGTGGCTGTTTGTAAGTTGGTGGATTGTGTACCAACTGCGCGCATAATCAAAGGCTTGTTTATTGCTTGCGAATTGGGATTTCCATATTTCTTTCTGGGCTTACGAAAGCTAGTTCTTGTACAACATGAATTTGCGTTTGGGGATTACTCACCGGGTCGGTATGCGTGGATCCTGGACGAGGTGGAGATGCTGCCGGAGCCGATCAGCGCGAAGGGGATGCTGGGGTTGTGGGATTGGGAGATGCCGGAGAGTGAGGTCAATTATGTCCAGTGAGCAAAAGGTGGATGTGACGCTGCAGGTGTGGAAGTGCAAGAATGGGCACGGGTTGGGGATCGTGCGGCAGACCGGCAATAAGGCAGCGCAGTTGATGTTGTATCGGAATGCGATCGATGTAGAGTCTCAGAACCCGGTGGAGGTAGATGTGATCGCGGTGATCGAGAGCGCGGTGGACATTCGGTGCGGGATCTGCGGGGAGATGCGGACGTGGGCGCCGAACCAGGCAGCGTTTGAAAGGTTGATGGCGCATTATAAAAAATCTTCTCACGCAGACACTGGAAAAACATCCAGTGCGGGGCTGCAAAGAACGCAGAGAAAATCTGAAAATAGTATTCAAATAGTTAATTAACCGATTGAAATTAACGGTTGAATTCTTTGATTGATTATCGTATAATATAGGGGCAGGTCGGAAGTTTTTTATCTGACCACCGGAAGAGATGAGCGCCTTCCACAGATCAAAAGTCTGTGGAAGGCGTTTTTGCGTTTTAACCGGTTGGTCATCAGCCCGAGAGGGCAGAAAGGTGGAAGTTATGAGAAAAACGAGTTTTTTGGGAGTGTTATTGATCGTTATTTTGTTGTTGGTGATGGTTGCGCCGGTGTCGGCGGCAGCTCCGGGGATGGCTACCCAGGAGGCGGTGGTTCAGGATCAAACGGTCTTATCAGGGCCGGTTGAGTTGATCGCCGAACTGGTGATCGGAGCCGGTGCGTTGATGTGGTTTGTCACCGGGTTGGTCACTTATGCCAAAAAACTAGGAGCGCGGGGTAAATGGCTGACTGTCATTGCGTTTCTTTTGGGCGTAGGAATCGGGGGTGCTTATAAAGTTTTGCTGACCCCTCCGGTCAATGCGCTGGATTGGTTCCTCGCGGTCTTGTTTGGTCTGGGTATCGGGTTGATCGCAACCGGCGTGTATGACAGTTACGGTAAAAAGCCTGACGCTGGCGCAGGTTGATAGATGGATCCCACCGCGGTTTCACAAAGTATTCCGATGACTGCCTGGCAACAGGCGGTCATCGTGGTGCTTTTTATCTTCTTTTTAGGCGGAGTCTATGCCTTTGTGCGTTGGCTGCTGAATTGGGTAAAGGCTTTTCAAAGGGAGTGGCAAACATTCACTGACCGCCAAAATAGGGATTTCAGAGAATGGATGGAAAAGCAACGAAATCAGGACCGCTCAATTCTGACAGACATCATATCGGCGATCAAAGAGCTTGGTCAAAAGATCGATGCACATGACGACAAAGTTGATGAACGGATTGAAAAAGTAACAACCCGGAGAAGGAAATTGTAAATGGCGCTGGATCCAAGTAAGTTGAGCGGTCAAAACGTAGAACAATTATCCCTTGGGCTAAAGGTCGATGAGGTGCAGCTTGAGGGTGAGCCGTTTATTGACCCGGCTGAGGCGCAGCGCAGGAGCTCGGCGGCTTTGCAGACGTTGAAGATGAGGTTGAAGGATGATCTGGAAAAAATTGAGCAATATGAAGAAGATCAAAAACAATTTCTTTTAACCACGAAATACACGGAAGGCACGAAAGAAAATTCACAAGGGCAAAAAACACCTCCACCAGTTGAGCCGAATGTGATTGGGTGGGCGGAGGATTTTTATTTTCTGTTGGATCATGGATGGCCGTGGAGGGTGGCCGTCTATATTGCCTGGGCGGGCGGGCCTAAAATGGGACGCTGGCCGAGGACGCAAGAGGAGTTAGCTCATCAGGTTCTTGGGCTAACGAGCGACAGGCAGATCGCCAAATGGCGCAGCGAGAATCCCGCAATCGATGAAATGATCGGGATGATGCAAGCAATGCCGCTTCTTTCACACCGCCGCGATATGTTTGAGGCACTGGCCACCAGTGCCAGTAATCCATCATCCAAGGGAGCGCAGGACCGAAAATTAGGTTTTGCAATGCTCGGGGATTTTGTGCCGAACATCAAGATTGATGACAGGAGATCATCTTCTGATCCCTTGGATAAATCCGATGCCGAACTGGACGAGATCATCCGCAAGGGTGGTGGATGATGGTAGCGACCATGCCATTGACCAGAGAAGTTGCCTATGCTGAAAAAGCGAGGCGTGAAAAAGCGCGTCGCCATTATAAAGATTTTCGGAATTATGTGGCTCCGTGGTTTGTGGATGCGCCTCATAATCTTTTGCTGGCAGATGTTTTTGAAAAGATCGAACGCTTTGTTGCCACGGACGGCCATGAATGCAGAGAATTCGGGCGGGTGATCGTGAGCATGCCTGCACAGTATGGTAAAAGCACGGATGTGGCGCAGCTCTTCCCGGCGTGGTTGCTTGGCAGGAATCCAAACCGGCGCGTGGGTATCACATCTTATGCTTCGTCCCTTTCTGATGGTCACAGTGCGGCGGTAAGAGATCTGATCAAGTCAGAGCGATATGACAACCTTTTCAGTTCAATGTCTTGTTTGGATGATGTGGTTGCGATTTCGGATGATTCAGCCTCAAGAAGCGATTGGAAGCTGGCTCCTCCATTCAGGGGCGGGTGTGTGAGCCGTGGTATCGGGGGAGGTTTTTCCGGTAAGGGTGTTGATATTTTGCTCATCGATGACCCTACCAAGGATATCAAGGAAGCCAGAAGTGAAAGCCATCAAAAAGAGCTTATGGATTGGTACGAATCTGTGGCTTATCAGCGTTTAAGTAAGGGTGGCGCAATCCTGATCGTGCATACCAGATGGGACCCGAACGATCTTGCCGGTCAGCTTTTGAAAAAGATGGCCAGTGATGACCCGAAGGCTACGCAGTGGCACGTAATTTATCTTCCTGCGTTAGCGCTTGAAGTAGACGAATATCCCAAAACGAAAGAGCAATACAAAGAAAACCTTTTGAAAGGTTTTTGTATTCCGATGGACGGCGACGCGCTCGGGAGAAAACCAGGTGAAGCGTTGTGCGAATTTTTGCATCCGCTTGAGACGATTCTCACGAAAAAAGCGAACGTGAGTCCCTTTGTTTTCACGGCTATGGATCAGCAGCTCCCCAAGGCGTTTACTGGCGGAAAGTTTGACGAACCTGATATTCAGATCATGGAAAGATTGAAAATTCCACCCAATTTGAATTGGTATGCCTATGTTGATTTAGCGCTCGGAAAGAATATCAGGAGCGACTTCAATTGTATTATGCCAGGCGCTCTGGATAAAGACACGGCCAATTATATTTTGCGAGATCTCTATCGAGAACAAAATCTTGACAAGTTCCTGCGAGAACTAAAAAAGACGATGCTCCTGGAGTTGAACAGGGGTGTGGTGTGGGGGATTGAGGGAACGGCTTTTCAAACACTTATCTTCCAACGATTCAGAGGTGATGGGGAATTAGCGCTGGTTAAGATTTTTGAAGTGCTTCCGAAAGAATCAAAAATGGATCGTGCGGAGAGCGCAAGTCTTTACGGCAAGGAAAAGCATTTGTGGCTGGTTGAAGGTGTGTGGAATCAAACCGCCATCAGGGAATTAACACTATTTCCTTATGGCCAGCACGACGATGTGGTGGATGCGGTGAGCGGAAACCTGTTAGTTATGGCTGAACTGGCGAAGAAAAAACATCTTGAGGCAAAAATACTATGAGTCTGATCACGCAGATCAAGAGCTGGACAGAACGAACCGCGCAAAAAGCCGGACAGGTGTTTTCTTGGATACAGAAATTTGTCACTGTTTCCTGGATGGATACGGATTTTCTGACGCTGATCCAAAGAGGATATAAGGCGTCCTCGGCGGTGGCGAACTGTGTTAGAGCGCTGGCGTTCTCGTTTCCGGAGCCGCAATTGATCGCGTATCGAGAGACCGCGGACGGCGAGCAACCGGCTGATGCAAATGATCCACTGCAAAAGCTGATCAGGCACCCGAACCCGGATATGGGTGAAGCTGAATTCATGCAATTTTTGGTTACTTATTGTTCTTGCGGCGGGAATGTTTATATCTGGAAGGAACGATCAAAAAACGGGAAGGTGATCGCTCTTTGGCCGTTCTCGGACAAGGACGTCAAACCTGTTCCTGGAATAAACCCGACTCAGGGTTTTGTGGCTGGGTATGAGTTTTATGCCGGTGACGGTGGGTCGCCAATTTATTTATCCAAGCGGAACGTGATCCACTGGAAGTGGATGATCGATCCGGAACAACCCTGGAAAGGGATCGGGGCGATTGAGTTTGCGGCGAGGGATGTGCAAAACGATACCGAATCCAGCCGCTACACGTATGCAATGTTCAAGAATAACGCCGTGCCACCGATTGCAGTTACCACGCCTGAGGGGGATGAACTGGACGACGCAACGGTCAAGCGGCTGCAAAAGATGTGGCTGAAGCGGTATGGCGGAGATAACCAGGGCGTGCCTGCCTTCCTGCAGGGCGGGATGACGATCCAAAAGCTCGGCATGAATATGCAGGAGCTCAATCTTTCAGAGTTGAAGAACGTGCCGGAAAGCCGAATTTGCGGCGCGTTTGGCGTGCCTCCGACGATCGCGCTTTTGTATGTGGGATTGAAGCGGTCTGACTATGGCGACGGCATGGCCAGAAAGAGTTTTACCGAAACGACCTTGGTGGCTTTATGGCGCGGATGCGCCTCTGAGTTGACTTCTTCTCTTTCGGATGAGTTTGGGGGCGGGTACGTGCTGCAGTATGCGTTGAACCAGGTGAAGGCGCTGGCGGAAAACGTCAACGAGCTGTGGACAAGGTTGCTCTCGGCTTTGGATAAGGCTGCCATCACCCGGGCGGAATTCAAGCGGTCAGTGGGGTTGAAGGTTCTGCCCGGTGACAATGTTTATCGGACGAGCATGATCAATGGATGGGAACCTGCGGGGGAGAAGCCGAGTAATCCGAATGCGGCGATTGAGGGTGGTGGTGGAAAGGGAAATATTAACCACGAAACACACCAAATACACGAAATTAAGAGCACAAGTTCCGAAACCAAAGGCAAGAATGCGATATACGGTCGAGCATTGCAGCGGATCAGGGCGACGATGTGGCCGAGTATGAGCAAGGATCTGGACGGGTATTTTTCCAGTTTAGCGGATCGGGTGGTAAGCCGTGCGGGGAAGGCGTTGAAGGAAAGGGCGGGGGTAAACCCCGCCCGTACGGCATCCGCGAAGGATGATTTGCCAGAGATTGATGATCTGTTGACGGCGAAGGACGCCGAAGAGCTGAACAAGTTGCTCAAACGATGGTTTGTGGCCATCGCTCAGGCAAGCTGGGAAACGATCAACCTCTCTGTGGGCGTGGATGTGGCTTTTGATCTGACTGATCCTGCGATCACAAAGATGCTTTCCACTGCCGGTGGTGACATCAAGGATATTGTGGAAACGACGCGCAGCGCGCTGCAGGATGCGCTGAAGTACGGCAATGAGAATGGCTGGTCAATCCAGCAACTGGTGAAGGGGGACGAGAACCAGGCGGGGATTCAAGCAATTGTGGATGAAACCTACAAGAACAGATCCACGACGATTGCCAGGACTGAGCTGGGGAATGCGCAGAACATGGTGAGCGCTGAGCGGTACAAGGCTAACGGGTTGAGCTTAGTGGAAATTCTGGACAACGGAGATTCTGACGATGACGATGAATGCAAGATTGCCAACGGTCAGATCTGGACGATTGATTATTTTCAAAGCAATCCCCTGGAGCACCCGAACTGCACCAGGTGTTCCGTACCCTATTTTGGGGATGCGTCCCCAGATCGGAGTTGAAATGCCAAAAACAAAACAAACAGAAAACCCGGAATTTGAATTAAAGAAGATCAGCGTCAAGGTGGATGAGGCTGGCAAGGTATCGGCAGCGATCGCCACTTTTGGCGTTGAGGATTACGACGGCGATATCGTTGAGCCGACGGCCTTCAAGAGCGGGCAGGAAGTGGCCATGGTGTGGAGCCATGACTGGTCGGAACCGGTGGGGAAGGGCGTGATCGTCACCACAGCGACCGAGGCTGTCTTTGAAGGTCAGTTCTTCATGGAAACCATCGCGGGGATGGAAGCCTACAAGACGGTGAAAGCCATGGAGAATTTGCAGGAATGGAGCTGGGGATTCCACACGGTGAAATCCACCTGGGAAGAGGTTGACGAGCGGATGATCCGTCACCTGGTGGAAACGGAAGTTTATGAAGTTTCTCCGGTGCTGAAGGGCGCCGGTATTGGAACGAGAACGCTGGCCATCAAAGGCCGTCAGACGTTGGATGCACAGATCAAGGCCATTCTTGAGGCCGTTGACTTGCTGGGGGAGCGCGTGCGCTCCGTCAAAGGGCTGCGGGAGGAGGAGGGAAGAGGTCTGAGCAATGAACGGATGGCTGAGGTGAAAGAGTTGGCCGGGCAATTGAGGGATGCGGCTGATGAGCTGGAGAAATCCATCCAGATCAATGCCGACCCTATTGAGGTTCAGAAAGAATTTTTACGATTCCAAAAATTCAGATCGCTCCAGAATGGAGCGGGGAAGGGTAACTGATATGCCAACCAAACTGCAAGAATTGCAAGGAGAAGTTGAAGCAAAAGCCAAGTCGTTGCATGACATTTTTGAGAAGTATCCGGACATGGACATGCCGGAGGACGTGGCAAAAAGCATCAAACCGATGAACGATGAGCTGACCGACCTTGGCGTGAAGGTCGATGAGCTGAAGGCGCTTGAGAAGATCGCCAGGGACGCCAAACAGATCCTCGAAGACGGCGGCAGCCGCCAGGACATCGGGATGGAATGGCAAAAGGGACGCACTGACCAGTTTTCCGGATCACACGGAGAGGCGAAAAGCCTGGGTCAGCGCGTTGTTGAGAGCAAGGCTTTCAAGGAATACGTCAGAGGATCCGGACAGGGTCCCGCGGCTGAAATTGAAGCCAAGGAGTTGTTCGAACGAAAAACCGTATTCGACAGCTCCACCGGCTATGCACCTCAGGCGATCCGCATGGGCAAGATTGTTGACTATCCACTGCAACGGCCGATGGTTACTGATCTGATCCCCAGCGGAGAAACAAATCAAAATGCAATCCCGTACATGGAAGAAACCACTTCCACCAATGCGGCAGCCGAAACAGCCGAGAAAGATGCATCTCCGGAATCCGCTCTCGCCTTCACTGAAAAATCCAGCGCGGTTGCTGAAATCCGCACCTACTTGCCGGTGACAGAAATTGCACTGGAAGACGCGCCAATGATGTCTTCGGTGATCGATAACCGGCTGGGTCTTTTCATCAGGATGCGCCGGGAAACACAGATCATCAGCGGTGATGGTAACGCGCCCAACCTGCGCGGTTTGATGAACATCGTGGGTAAACAAACCCAGGCCAAGGGCGGAGATCCCACACCTGACGCTTTCTACAAAGCGATGACCTTGATCCAAACCGGATCGTTCCTTGATCCCACCGGGATTGTGATCAATCCGCTGGACTGGGAACCGATCAGGCTGTTGAAAACCACTGACGGCGTTTATATCTGGGGAAGCCCTAGCGAAGCTGGACCGGAACGGATGTGGAGTTTGCCGGTGGTGAAAACGACCGCACAAACCCAGAATACGGGTTTGGTGGCTGCCTTCGACGCCGCCATGCAGCTGTTCTTCCGGAAACAGATCAGCATCCAGATCAGCAATTCTCACTCCGACTATTTCATCCGGCATCAGTTGGCCGTCCGCGCAAGCGAACGTGTGGCGCTGGTGGTTTATCGCCCGGCGGCAATCTGCACGGTGACAGGAATTTAAATGAACGGGCGAATGCGCAAGGCGTGCAAAAAGCGCGACCATTCGCCCTTACGAAAACCCACAAACAACCTTGACAAGGTTTGAAACAACCTTGTCAAGGTAAGAGAAAGAGAGGATTTTTATGGGTCAAATTGAAGGATCAATCGGTCCTTATATCAATGCCGGGACGCCGGTGGATGGGACGGATGAGATTCAAACCATCACGCCATCCGCAGTACCGGCAAGCGGGACGTTCCGCCTGGTCTTTGATGGTTTCAAGACCACGTTACTGGCGTGGAACGTCTCCGCGAATGCGATGCAGACTGCGCTCAACTTGCTTTCATCCCTTGGGACGGGAGGTGTGGCAGTTGCGTTGAACGGCGGAACGGGCGTTTACACAATCACGTTCAGCGGAGCGAATGTGGCCAAGCGCGCGCAGAACCTGATCACAGTGGAAGACAACACGGTGCTGGATGCGTCAGAGGATGCGGTGACGCTGACCGTTGCCGAGGGAACCCCAGGCGTTGAAGCAACCTGTCTGGGAGCTGCCAAGGGTGCGCTTTTGATCGACACGACCAACGGCGTGTTGTTCATCAACACGGGCACGGCAGCCGCACCGGTCTGGCAGAATTTCATCCCGACGGACCTTCTTTCTGCAGTTGAGTTAGAAAGATTGGATGGGGTGACGCCAGGCGAAGTGTTAGCAAGCAAGGCAGTGGTTGCCGGTGCAGACAAGAACGTTGATGTTCTTGCCGTTGCTGATCTGAAGCTTGGCGCTGGCGCTGGGACTTCGGTGACATCAACCGCGGCAGAGCTGAACTTGCTGGATACGGCTGAGGCTGGAGTTGCAAAAGCTGGAATTGCCGTGGTGGCAGGCGCTGACAAGAACGTTGATGTTCTTGCCGTTGCTGATCTGAAGCTTGGCGCTGGCGCTGGGACTTCGGTTACATCCACTGCGGCAGAGCTAAACTTGCTGGACACGGCTGAGGCTGGAGTTGCAAAAGCTGGAATTGCTTTAGTCGCCGGTGCAGACAAGAACGTTGATGTTCTTGCCGTTGCTGATCTGAAGCTTGGCGCTGGCGCTGGGACTTCGGTTACATCCACTGCGGCTGAACTCAACAAACAACATGGTGCTCCTCTGGACGCATCTTTTGTGATCGGTGCTGAAGGCGGGGACGCGATCAACGTGGGTATCCAGCTCAAGGATGCTGACGGGGTCGACCTGGCGGTGCGCGGGATGGTGAAGGCGTACCTCTCAGATGATGCTGCAGGAGACAGCCTGGCAGCCGCAGCTCCCTCAGGCGGATGCGCGATCGGGACGGATGGTGTGCTTGTGCCGCTGACACCGGCTCTGACCAACGCGCTGATGGTGGATGGTGCTTTGGCAATTGACGCAACACCTGAAAAGTTCAAGACCACACAAACCGCGGCATTCCTGATCAACGGGGTTTCACACGTCAAAGCGGCTGCCATCGAACAAGTTTTCAGCGCAGCGCACGTGATCACAGCATCCAAGTTCGGGGTCATCTTAGTCCAGATCAACGCGGCCGGGACGATCTCGACCAAGGTGCCTGCATCCCCGCAAGCCTACGACGATGCTCTCACCGCATTGGCTGCGCTCCCTGCGGTTGACGCCGGAAACGTGGCTTTGGGTTACATCGCCATCGAAAACAACGCGGGCGATTGGACAGCCAACACGGACGATCTGACCGATGCGTCTGACGTGACTACGGCTGCCTTCACCGATGCAAGCGAAACCGCCATCGGAGCTGCCAAGGCTTTCGAGCTGGTCAGCGAAGCGGACGGCGACATCGACATCAACATCAACGAAGCGGGTGTGGCAACCTGGTATTTGATCTTGCAGTTACCGAACGGAAAGTTGGTGCCATCGGGCGCAATCACGTTTGCGTAATTGAGTAATTGAAGGGCACGGGCAAGCCGTGCCCGTACGGATTGGAGGAATGTTATGTGGAAATGTGATCGAAGGTTGTATCGAACAGACCGCGGAAAGATCGTGCTTGAAAATGATGTGCGGGCAAGGGTCTTGATCGCCGCGCCTGGCGATGAACTGCCTAACAAGCCGGTGATCGAAAAGTTGGATACCGGGCAGCCGGGCGGGACAAAGATGATCGCGCATTCGGAGGATAAGGCGGTCAAGCCCTCCGAAAATAAGGGAAGGAAAGTTGAAGACGCGGCAGAGCGCGCCGAGTCCCTAGATCTCTTTCGGGAGAAGGACGAGTAACCATGACTTCTTTGCTGACCGTTGCTGAATGCCGAACGCTGGTGAGAACCTCAAAAACCACTGAGGAGCTTCAGGAGGTGATCGACCGGATCGAAGGGATGATCACCAACAGGATCGGGGCAGCCCAGGACGATACCGGAAACGTCACCATCACCGAAACCGTGGAGGGAGGCGGCCAGCACATTTTTGTGAAGGTCAAGTTCTCCGAAGTGGTTTCGATCACCGAGGACGGCGTGGCTGTTGACAGTGACGAGTACCGGGCCTGGGGCGAAAGTGGGATGATCGAGCTTTTGCCAGAGGGCTCTGAGTGGGGCGATGTGTGCGTGATCACTTACAAGCCGAGTCACCGGCGGGACGAGCGCAAGCAAGCCACCATCGAACTGGTGAGGCTCTTTCTGGAGCGGACGGCAATGGTCAGCGAAAGCATGGCTGGTGAATTCAGTTACAACGCGCCTGATTGGGATAAAGCGGTCAAGCGCGAACTCAAAAATTTGTGTTTCATTGGAGGCTAAATGTCTTTAACAACTTTGGTTGTGCAGCAAATTGTAAGAACCGGGTTGACGCCTGCCCTCGCGGCAGCCAACGCGGACGGAAGTTATATTCCCAATGACGGGAAAATGTTTTTTGACGTTGAAAACACCGGATCGGAAACGACTGTGACGGTGGATACTCCAGGAACCGTGGACGGTCTGGCAGTGGCCAACCTGGCGGTGGTGGTGCCTGCTACAACCGGCAAGAAGCGCATCGGTCCCTTCCCTCCGGACACCTATAACCAACCGGACGGGACGATCAAAGTCACTTTCAGCCAGGTGAGCGGCGTGACGGTTGGAGCGTTCAGGTCATGAGTTTCGACAGCCAGTTGATCCACTCCTGCAAGATCGAGCGGGATCCCACTGCCGGTGAGGATCTCTTTGGGAATCCGCCGGTGAATCAGGATCCCGAGCTCGTGTACTCAGGAGATTGTCGACTGGTTGAAAAAACGGAACGGGTGCTGAACAGCGAGAAGAACGGCTACACGTCGGTGACGGTTTACAAGCTGATGCTGCCGCCTGGGACAGTGGTGATGGAAAAGGACCGCGTGAAAAGCGTGACGCTGGAGGATGGAACGGTTTTGACCGACGCCTTCAGAACAAAAAGCGCACTCACCCGGCGAAATTCTTTTGCGGCGCAGTTTTTGTCTGTTGATCTGGAGAGGTTGTCATGAGCAGCGATGCACGATGGGATTTCAAGTGGCGTGACAAGGAGGTGATCCAACTCTCCCAGGAACGGCTCAGCGAGATCATGAGCGAGTTCACGCTGGTGGCTGAGGGTGAAGCCAAGAAGGAACTCAAGAAGGGTCATGGCGTGCTCACCGGCACACTGCGCAGATCCATCCATGGCGCGAGCGGAAAAGATGACTTCGCGGGTGAAAACGTTGAGCCGAGCGCAGCCAGCCCGGAACGCGGAAATCAAAAGGTGACGCCGGTGAGGGATGGAAATAAACTTCTCACCTCACTGGGGAGCGGTTTGGTTTATGCAATGAGGATACACCAGGGCTGGGGCACTTTTGCCGGTTATCACTTTATCACCAACGGCGTGGACAAGGCAAAAGGAAAAATGAATGAGATCGTGGCAAGGCACCAGGTGAAGTGATGATCAATCCTCTCGCAGCGTTCATCCAGTACCTCAAAACGCCATCGCTCCTCAGCGTGACGCAGATCGCAGAAAAACCGCGTTATGGCGAGGCGTGGGCGGCGAAGTCACGCTCGATGGTGGTGAGGCCGGATGGCGGCATGCCTGATCTTGATCTGCCGGTGCAGCCGCTGAGGCTGGAGGTGCGCTGCTTTGCTGAAAGTCCCTACCATGCCATGGAGCTGCTGAATGAGATGATCAGCTTGAGCCGGACAACTGCCCGGCAGCCGGTGATCCTTGGGAGCGACACTGCTGTGCTCTACGAGTTTTGGCAGGAATCGGGACCTTCGTTGTTGTTCGATGATGATCTGAACATGGATTTTGCCTTGATGTTTTTTGGGGCAAAAATTTCGGAATAGGGTGCGGGATGCCGTGCCAGATTGGATAAACAAATGACTCAAACTAATTCAGTACCTTACGAAATTCTGACCGGCGTGGGAAATTTATACCTCGCGCCGCTCGGAACAGCCTTCCCTGCGGTGAACGCGGTGCCTGGCGCTGCCTGGCGCGACCTGGGATACACCCAGGAGGGCGTTTCGATCAAGAAATCACAGAAGATCGAGAAGATCAACGTTGATCAGGAAACCGGAGCGGTGAAGGCAAGCCGCATGGAGGAAAGCCAGACCATTGAAACCAACCTGGCTGAGGCCACGCTGGAGAACCTGGCAGATTATGTGGGCAACACCGTCACCGACACACCCGCCGCATCCGGCACCATCGGAATCCGGGAGGTCGGGCTTTACAGCGGCGGCTACGTGAAAACCTACGCTGCCTTGTTCCGCGGAATGTCCGCTTATGGGAATTATCCGGCGCAGTACCAGGTGCCCGTGTGCTACATCGACGGGGACGCTGAGCTCAAGTTCCAAAAAGGCGGCAAGAATCCCGTGATCAAGATAGCTTTGGAAGCTTTGGTTGATCCCAACGCCACCAGCGAATCTGAGAAGTTCGGCAAGATCGTGATGCAAGACGCGGTGGCTTTGCCATGAGCGACGCTGGCAAAGTTCTAAATCTGGATGATCTCTTTGGTCTTTCGCGACCGGTGGTGGTGAAGCGCCTGGGAAAACGCTATGAGATGCTGCGCCCTGAAGGGCTGACGGTGAAACAAAACAACGAATGGCAGAAGACTGCCAAGAAGATGCTGGAGCTCTACGGTCCAATGGCGACCAAGACCAACAGAAAAGCTGGAGAACTGGAAGGCCTGAGCGAGTCGATGGACGCCTGCCTGAAGATGCTGTGTCCGTCCATCCTCGCCGAGGACAAGCCGCTGACCCTGATGGAAAAGATCAGAAAGAAATTTCACCCGGAGGATTTTGCGGAGCGCAGGCCTTTCTCTTTTGCAGAAAAATTGAAGGTGCTTGAGTTCTATTCGAATGAGGTGTTTGGGTATGCACCTTCAGGAAAATCCGGAAGGAAAAAGCATTCCCCCACCTCTCGCAAGAACGGCTCGGGTGTTTCCGCCGATAAAGCTGGCTCCCTAAAAAACCGGACTGGGGCATGACGTTTGCGCGGCTAACGGCGGTTTATAGCCTGCAGCCCTCGGAGTTGATGGACGTTATGCCCCTGGCGATGCTGGAAGCCTACATCGAAAGGATTCCGAAGATCATCGCCGAGCGAAGGGTTCAGGCAGCCAGCGCTGCCAGTTTGCCTTACATGGAAGATCCGCAGGAAACGATGAACAGTTGGATCGAAGAAGCTTTTGAAGGTGAAGAGATCAAAAAAGAAGCCGCAACCCCTGGAATGTTGAAGTTGATGGGAATTGGAGTGGAACATGCCCCCAAGCCTCGGTGAAGCTGTACTTCACCTTGTAGGTGATGACAGCAAATTGATCAGCACCACAAACGCTGCCAAGACCAAGGCTCAGAGCATCCTGGGCGGTATTGGTACGGGGATGCGAGCGGTTGGCAGGGGGATATTGGCCACCGCAACGGCGGTGACTGCGATTGGCGTAGCGGTCGGGACGACGATTGGACCGGCCTCTGACCTGAACGAAACAATTACGAAGGTCAATGTTGTTTTCGGTGACTCGGCAGACCAGGTGCTCAAGTTTGGTGAGAACTCGGCCACTGCGCTTGGCATGAGCAAGAACGCAGCGCTCGCTGCGGCAGGCACTTACGGCAACCTGTTCAGGGCGCTGGGGCTGACGGAAGACATGTCAGCAGATATGTCTACCACGCTGATCGGTCTGGCGGGAGACCTGGCCTCGTTCAACAACATGGATCCGGGGGTGGTGCTGGATTCGCTGAGGGCGGGCCTCACCGGCGAGACGGAACCGATGAAGAAGCTGGGGATCAACATCAATGAAATGATCCTCAAAGAAAAAGCCATGGAACTTGGGCTTTACAGCGGAGCGGGGGCGTTGGATGCCTCAGCCAAAGCGCAAGCCAGTTATGCGCTGATCATGGAACAGACCTCTCTGGCGCAGGGAGATTTTGCGCGCACGGCTGACGGGGTGGCCAATCAACAAAGGATCCTCGCAGCATCGATTGAAAATATTAAGGCAAGCATCGGAACTGGTCTGTTGCCGATCATCCAAAAGGTCTTGGGTGGCCTTTCTGGGTACATGGGTGAATTTGGTACTTTGATCAGTGACAGCTCGATGACGCTGGAAGAGAAGGTTGCCAAAGGCGGTGAGATCGTTGGAAGGATGGCCAGCGGTATTTCAGAAGCTTTGCCAGGAATGATGGAGAGCGGGATCGGGATATTGAAGGCGCTGGTCACAGGGATTTTATCAGCTCTACCAGCTTTGTTGCCAGCGATTGTGCAAGTGCTGATGAGCATCTTGAATTTTTTGATCGAGATGCTGCCTATTCTGGTGGAGGGTGCACTGCAAATTGTGCTTGCGTTGGCGCAGGGACTGGCGCAAGCTTTGCCAGCGATGATCCCGGCGATTGTGCAGATGCTGATGACCATCGTGCAGGTCTTGATCGAGAATTTGCCGTTGTTGATCGATGCGGGTCTTCAGATCATCATCGGGCTTATTCAGGGGATTCTCGCAGCGCTGCCTCAAATTATTGAGCAACTTCCGGTGATCATCGTCACCATCGTGGAGGTGATCATCCAAAGCCTGCCGATGATTTTGGACGCAGCTATCAAAATTATTTTTGCTTTGATCCAGGGTCTGATCTCAGCTATTCCTCAACTTATCGCAGCTATCCCGCAAATCATCATGGGCATCGTCAACGCTCTCATCGGCGGAATCCCGCAGCTTTTGGAAGTCGGAAAAAATCTGATGTCCGGCTTCTGGAACGGGATCAAGAGCATGTTCACCGCCATTTGGGACGGGATCGGGAATTTCGTCGGCGGGGTGGTGGACAAGGTGAAGAATTTCCTCGGCATCAATTCTGATTCCAAGGTGATGATCGAGATGGCGCATAATTTTGGCGGCGGCTGGATCACAGGTTTGTCTCAAATGAAGAATTCCGTCGCGTCGGCCATGGAAGGCTTCAACGAGTCGATCAACCTGGGCGGGATGGAAAATCGCCTGAACGCAGCGGGGATGATGGCAGGTGCTGGTGGCCGGTTTGCGAGCGGATCAGCGAGCTCCATGGGAGCTACAAGCAAAACCGTCAACGTGACGGTCAATAATCCGATCGGGGAAACCGCGGAGCGCAGCATCAAAAATCAAATGCAAAAACTTTCGTATTTGGGAGTGATCGACTGATGAGTAAATGGCGTTTTGCAGGCACTCCTTTTTTTGGCAATGGCGCACCGGCGGTGACTCAGTTCACCGACGCGGACGAGCTGCCGCCTTTCCGTGGAGAGAATCCGGTGATCCCTTTGCGCGAGGGACGGCTGGATGTGGACCTGGTGCGGGACCAGTGGAAGATCAGCATGGGGCTTTTCAGCCAGGCTGTGAGCGCTTCTGCGTTGGAAACTGCGCACGATGCCCTGCGAAAACTGTTCGGTAATCCCAAGCGTGGGCTGTTGGAGCGGATCATGGAGGACAGCAGCATCCGCACGGCCTGGGCAAAGCCGATGAATTTGCAGGTGAAGCGCTCGGGTCCGCTGGCGATGAAGCTGACCGTCGATTTTTTGTTGGACAAACCGTTCTTCAGGTCGACTGTGGCGACTTCTGACACGCAAACGATCGATTCCAACCCGAAAACTTACACGTTGACCAACCCGGGCACAGCTGAGGACCGGTCCGCGGTGATCA